CGTTTATCTCCCCGATCTGATCGGCAAGGGCTACGGCGACTTCTGGAAGTTCAGAGGCAGATACCGAGTGTGCAAGGGAAGCCGAGCCAGTAAGAAGAGTAAGACAACAGCACTGTGGTACATCTACCACATGATGAAATACCCAGAGGCCAATATGGTGGTGGTGCGTAAGACATTCGCTACCATCCGTGACAGCTGCTTTGCCGACCTCAAGTGGGCAGCGCAGCGGCTGAAGGTATATCACCTGTGGGACTTCACCACAAGCCCGCTGTACGCCAAATACAAGCCGACCGGTCAGCTCATCTACTTCCGCGGTCTGGATGACCCCATGAAGATCACCTCTATCGCAGTGCCCAGCGGCTATCTGTGCTGGCTCTGGATCGAGGAGGCCTTCGAGGTAGACAACGAGGCTGACTTCGATATGTTGGACGAGTCCATCCGAGGCGAGATCCCGCCGGAGACTGGACTGTGGAAACAGGTCACGCTGACCTTTAACCCCTGGCTGCAGAGCCACTGGATCAAGAAGCGGTTCTTCGATGCTCCGCCTAACGACAACATCCTGGCGAAGACCACAAACTATCTGTGCAACGAGTGGCTGGACAAGGCTGACCGGCAGAAGTTTGAGGACATGAAGGAACGCAACCCCACCCGATACCGCGTAGCCGGCCTGGGTGAATGGGGCATTGAGGGCGGCGCTGTGTTCGAGGAGTTCCGCGACGATCCTGAGCATTACGATGACCGGGAGTGGACACACGTCATCACTCCCTTTGACCCGCCGAAGCAGTGGCCGATCTGGCGCAGCTTCGACTTTGGCTATTCTAAGCCGTTTTCCTGCGCCTGGTGGACTGTCGATTATGACGGCAGGCTTTACCGCATCCTGGAGCTTTATGGCTGCGTACAGGGCGAGGAAGACGTGGGTGTGAAGTGGACGCCGGACGAGATCTTCAAGGAGATCAAGAGGATCGAGAGCGAACACCACTGGCTGAAGGGCAAGCGCATCAGCGGTGTGGCTGACCCGGCTATCTGGGACAAGAGCCACGGCGTATCCATCGCAGAAACGGCGGAAAAGCATGGCGTGTACTTTGACCCAGGCGATCACAAGCGCCTGCCGGGCCTCATGCAGGTCCACTACAGACTCCAATTCGATGAGAACGGTCTGCCGATGATGTACTTCTTCAGCAACTGCAAGGGCATCATCCGAACGCTGCCCACACTGCTGTATGACGAGAACAGGCCGGAAGACGTTGCGACCAAGATGGAAGATCACTGCTACGACGAGTGTCGCTACCTCTGCATGGCCAACCCGATGGAGCCTGTAAAGGTCAAGGAGCGCAAGCCGGCGGTCTATAACCCGCTGGACGATGACGAGGAGATCAAGCGCGATCAGTACGCGTTCTTCCGCAGATATTAATTTACTCATGTGATCAAATTGAACCGGAAAATGATCAAGTTAGGAGGGTGATATATGCCCGATATGAATACCCCAAACGCCAAGGGAAAGACCATCATGGACTACATCCCTCTGGCGATGCAGAAGCTGGGGCTGAATGCTCCCGGCGTCCAGGAGGAGCCTGTGAGCGCCGGTGCACTGCCCGAACCTATGACCCAGGCCATCGACAAGAAGGCCATCGCAGATGCCACTGCCACCTTGAAGAAGTACAAGGAAGGCAAGAGCAACCTGGAGAGCCGGATCGTTGAGGAAGAACGCTGGTGGAAGCTGCGCCACTGGGAAGTCATCCGTGGCAAGCAGGCAGACGCCGGCACCCGGCCTGAGCCTACCTCCGCCTGGTTGTTTAACTCGCTGAGCCACAAGCACGCCGATGTCATGGACAACTACCCCGAACCCAACGTGCTGCCCCGTGAGCAGTCCGACGAGATGGATGCAAAGGTGCTGTCCTCTGTCATCCCGGTGGTGTTTGAGCGCAACAACTACGAAGAGACCTACAGCGATGCTGCCTGGTACAAGCTGAAGCACGGCTTCGTTCCCAAGGGCGTCTTCTGGGACAAGGAGCTGGAGGACGGCATGGGCGATGTGTCGCTGAAGTTCGTAGATGCACTCAACCTCTTCTGGGAACCCGGCATCACCGATCTGCAGGCCAGCCGCAACCTGTTCAACGTCTCTCTGGTGGACAACGATCTGCTGGAGCAGCAGTACCCCGATCTGAAGGGCAAGCTGGACGGCCAGGTGATCGACGTCAAGCAGTACGTCTACGACGACAACGTGGATGTCAGCGAGAAGAGTGTGGTGGTGGACTGGTACTACAAGCGGCGCACACCGGAGGGCAAGAACATCCTGCACCTGTGCAAGTTTGTGGGCAACGAGGTCCTGTTCGCCAGTGAGGGCAACCCTCAGTACCCCAACGGCTTCTATGATCACGGCGAGTACCCCTTCGTATTCGACGTGCTGTATCCCGAAGAGGGCACGCCTGTTGGCTTTGGTCTGATCGCCATCATGAAGGACCCGCAGATGTACATCGACAAGCTGTCCCAGGCCATCCTGGAGAACACTGTCATGTCTGCACGTCCCCGCTTCTGGGCAAAGAAGACCGTGGGCATCAACAAGGAGCAGTTCCTCGACTGGAACAACCCCATCGTGGATGTGGAGGGCGATATCTCTGAGGAGCGCCTGCAGCCCATCCAGGTCAACACCATCAACAGCAACGTGCTGAACGTGCTGCAGATGAAGATCGAGGAGCTGAAGGAGACCTCTGCTAACCGGGACTTCAACCAGGGCGGCAGCGGTTCGGGCGTGACCTCCGGCGCGGCCCTGGCTGTGCTCCAGGAGGCCGGAAACAAGACGTCGCGAGACATGATCTCCGGCAGTTTCCGCTCCTATGCAAAGGAGTGCTACCTGGTGATCGAGCTGCTGCGTCAGTTCTATACCGAGAACCGCACCTTCCGCATCACCGGCGACACTGGCCGTTTCGAATACATCCAGTTCAACAACCAGCGTCTGCAGGGCCAGCCCATTCCTCCCGCCTATCCTGGGCAGGAGCTGGAGCCCGGCTATGTGCAGAGCACCAGAAAGCCTGTATTCGATATCATCATCCGTCCTCAGAAGCGCAGCCCCTACAGCAAGCTGGCACAGAATGAGCTGGCCAAGGAGCTGTATAACCTGGGCTTCTTCAATCCCCAGCTGGCTGATCAGAGTCTGACGGCCCTGGAGCTGATGGACTTCGATGGCGAGGAGAAGGTCAAGGATCGCGTGCAGCAGGGCATGACCCTCATGAACCAGCTGCAGCAGATGCAGATGATGATGCAGAAGATGGGCATGATCATCTACAAGACCACCGGCCAGGATGTGCTGGGTCTGATGGAAGGCCAGCAGGAGGGCCAGAGCGCCCCTCAGAGCGGCAAACCGGTCCCCAAGGGTGAGAGCAAGGGCAGTGCCATGAAAGAGCCGCAGACCGAAGGATTGAACACCTACGGCGAGCGGCTTGCGGCCCGCGCCAAGCCGGACATGAATGCAAAATGATCCGGGTGCATTACAACCGGGGAGAGGGCGAGCATGAGCTGACCATCAACGGCCATGCGGGATATGCCGAGCACGGCAAGGACATTGTCTGTGCCGGTGTATCTGCCATCGCCTTCGGCCTGCTGGGCTGGTTGGAGAACAACCAGGAAGAGATTACCGAAATGGATGAGCTGATGGTGGAAGACGGCCAGGTGTACATCGCCTGTGCCGGTACAGATAACGTAAACGTCGCATTCCAGGTGGCGCTGATGGGATTGATCCAAATCTCCCGTCAGTACCCCGACCATGTGACGATCGAATATTCCGGAACTGCCGGTGACTCACGGGAATAGGCCGCGAGAAAGGAGCATGGATACCATGCGAAACAACATCAACTGGCCCAAGTTCGACCTGCAGCTGTTCAACGGCGCAGCAGCTGGTGGTGCTGCCGGTGGCGAAGGTGCCGCCGCAAGTGCCCCCCAGGCAAGCGAGGGCAACTTGGCAAAGGCTGAGATCAAAGGTACCCGCGGAGGCAGCCGCCGTGGGAAGACGGGCGCTTATGACAATGTGGTATTTGGTAAGCAGGACGCTGCTGACGGTACTGCTGTCGGTTCCGACGCCGGGAACACTGCCGAGGCCAACGGCAACAAGAGTGGTGTGAGCACCACATCCGACACCCTGGAGGCGAGACGCAAGGCATTCGATGACATGATCGGCGGCGAATACAAGGATATTTACGCCGAGAAGTTCCAGGAGGCCTTTAACCGTCGCTTCAAGGAAGTCAAGGGCATGGAGCAGAGCCTGTCCGATCAGAAGCCCATTTTGGATATGCTTCTGCAGCGGTACAACATCGCTGACGGTGACATGAAGAAGCTCATGACCGCAATCGAGGAAGACACCTCTTATTGGGAAGAGGCTGCTGACAAGGAAGGCCTCACCGTGGAGCAGTACAGAGCCATGCAGAAGCTGGAGCGTGAGAACGCCGAGCTGCGTGCCATCCGCCAGAGACAGCAGGGTGAGCAGCAGGCACAGGCCCAGCTGGCCAAGTGGATGCAGGAGGCAGAGGGCATGAAGGATATGTACCCTGGTTTCGATCTCCGAACCGAGATCCAGAACCGGGACTTCCAGGGCCTGCTGAAGTCCGGCATCCCCGTGCAGAAGGCTTACGAGCTGGTCCACATGGAAGAGATCAAGGCTGCAGCCGCACGCAATGCCGCACAGACGGCCAGTGCCCAGATGCAGGCCAACATCAAGGCCAAGCAGTCCAGACCCAGTGAGAATGGTACCTCCTCCCAGAGCGCCGTGATCGTCAAGAACGACGTGCACAGTCTATCCAAAGCCGACAGAGCCGAGGCTGTACGTCGTGCCATGCGAGGAGAGAAGATCCGCTTTGGATAAGCGACTTGTCTCCCGCCAATCACGAAAGGAGACATCAACCATGTTTGATACCATTAAGAACATCAATCTGCAGCTGTTTGCTGAGATGAACACCCAGGTCACCACCTCCGGCGATCTGTCCCCCGAGATGAAGACCTTCTACTCTGACTACCTGATCGACAACGCCCAGCCCAAGATGGTGCACGATCAGTTCGGTCAGAAGCACCCCATCCCCAAGAATGGCGGCAAGATCATCGAGTTCCGCAAGTTCAGCCCCCTGGGCAAGCTGCTGACTCCCCTGGTCGAGGGCGTCACTCCTGATGGCCAGTCCCTGGCTGTGACCACCATCGAGGCCACTGTGGCTCAGTACGGCGGTTACATCACCCTGTCTGATATGCTGCTGCTGACTGCTATCGACAACAACATGGTCCAGGCTACCGAGCTGCTGGGCCAGCAGGCCGGTGCCACTCTGGACACCATCACCCGTGAGGTTCTGAACGGCGGTACCAACGTCATCTATGCCGGTGGCGTCAACTCCCGTTCCGCCCTGGCTGACAACCTGACCGTCGAGGACATCAAGAAGGCTGCTCGCGCTCTGAAGACTCAGAACGCCGAGAAGATCGGTGACAGCTATGTCGCCATCATCCATCCCGACGTCGCTTTCGATCTGACCAACGATCCCACTTGGCAGAACGTCAAGGACTACGATCCCAAGGATTGGTACGAGGGCGAGATCGGTCGTATCGCCGGTGTCCGTTTCGTCGAGACCACCGAGGCTAAGATCTTTGACGGCGGCGTCTACTCCACCCTGGTCCTGGCTGACAACGCCTACGGCGTCACCGAGATCGAGGGCGGCGGCCTGCAGCACTTCACCAAGCAGCTGGGTTCCGGCGGTACCTCTGACCCCCTGGATCAGCGTGCTACCGTTGGCTGGAAGGCCACCAAGGTCGCTGAACGTCTGGTCGAGCAGTTCATGGTGCGCATTGAGTCCAAGTGCACCTTCAACGGCGCTGCCAACTAAGGTAACCCGTAACTGAGCGCAAGCTCATTATCATGGGCGGGGGAGGGGTTTCCTCCTCCCCTCCCTCGTTAAACTATAAGGAGGAATACTATGGCTACCAAGAAGAACGAAGAAGTCGTAGAGCAGGGCATGACCCTGGAGCAGATGCAGGCCCAGATGGCCGCTATGCTGGCAGAAGCACAGTCCGCCAAGGCTGAGGCAGAGCGCCTGCTGGCCGAGGCTCAGAAGATGACCAACGGCAAGATGAAGACCGCCGAGCGTGCTGCCGAGATCGAGGCAGACCGCCTGCGTGGCGAGGAGCTGGTGGAAGTCAAGCTGTTTAAGGACACCGGCAAGTACAAGGACGATGTCTTTGTGGGCTGCAACGGCGATAACTGCTACATCCAGCGCGGCGAGCGCGTCCAGATCAAGCGCAAGTATGCCGAGGTTCTGGACAATTCCGAGCACCAGGACTACGAAACTGCCCAGATGATCGAGCAGAAGAGCGCAGAGTGGGCCAGCAAGGCCAAGGCGCTGTAACTGAATAGACCGCGACGCAAATACCGCTCTATGACACGGCATGGGGACAGATAGCCACAGCGCTGCCTGTCCCCGTTTTCATTAGGAGGTGAAATATCATGCCTATCTTTTCGAGCCAATTGGGCAAAGTCGAGAGCTATAACCCGGAACAGAGCATCAAGACGATGGCCAACCACCTCCGCAAGATCCAGGAAGAGCTGGAATACCGGCTGATGAACCTGGACAGCACCAACATCAATGAGATCAACGCCAGCGACACCAATGTGCTGGTGGACGGCAAGCCCATCCAGAACGTGCTGCTGGACCAGGACGGCAACTACTCCGCACTGGAGCAGACGGTCAATGGTCTGGCCTCCACGGTGGCAAACCAGGCTGGCTACATTTCCTCGCTGCAGCAGACGGCAGGCAGTCTCTCTGCAACCGTGCAGAACCTGGAGACCGGCATGGGTCATATGCTCAAGATGGACGCCAACGGCGTGTATATCGTAGACCAGAGCGGCAAGCAGGTGACCATCCAGGGCGGACAGATCAACGCTGCTGGCCTGACGGTCAATGCAGCCAACATCACCGGCACGCTGAAGGTGGGCGTCATCCCCAGCTCTATTGCGAGAACGAGCGACCTCATGTCGGAGGACGATGTCACCACCATCACCCACAACGCGATCACCACGGCGAATATCAGCGCAAGCCAGATCACCTCGGGTACGCTGAACGCCAACTATGTGAATATCAAGGGCCTTTTGAAGATCCTTGTCGGAGGCTCTACCTATGGCTGGATCGGCGGCTCGGACATGGGTGCGACCGCAGGTGCGGTTTTGACCGGCCCCAGTACGATGCACGGCTGCATGGCCACGAACACCGGCGCAAAGCTGGTCTACGACATCGATGAGCACATGATCTGGGTCGCTGCAGACGGCTGCTCGTCCACAAGCGCCATGAAGGTCTATTCCGACAGACGGCTGAAGGAAGACATCTGCTATGAGATGGATGACGCTGAAGCGATGTTCAAGCAGCTGAGACCCTGCTCTTTTCGTATGATCAAGGACAAGAACCACAAGAAGAGCTGGGGCTTTATTGCGCAGGATGCCATCTCTGCTGCGGAAGAGGCCGGCATGGATGCGGAGAAGCTGGCCATGTTCGGCAACTCTGATGGGATGCACACCATCGCCTATGGCGAGATGACGGCGCTGAACACCCACATGATCCAGAAACTGATGAAGCGCGTAGCAGCGCTGGAGGAGGCGAGAACATGATCGAAAAAATCAAGGACCACATGGACCTGGCTTATGGCCATCTGAGAGAGCTGGTGGTCTCTCACGACAACGTGAAGAAGGTAGCACTGGCTGAGCAGGAGATGGAGAACGCTTTTCTTGCGCTGATGGAACTGGAGAAGTCCATGAAGAACGGGGTAAAGGAGGAAGAGAGCGATGGACAGACTGATTGAGATCAAGATCGGCGGCAACCACCTCTGGAAAGACAGCAACCTGGCTGGCGTCCAGGGTGAAGGCAATGTGACCGATCTGCGCATCACCTTTGACGAAGGCTGGAGCGGCTATGCCAAGTCCATCACCTTCTTCAATGCAAAGGGTAAGAACCCGGTGAAGCGCAACCTGACCGCTGACCTGCTGGAGGACATCACCAAGAGCACGCTGGTCTATCTGTGCAAGATCCCTCCCGAGCCTCTGACCGAGGCCGGCAGATGCTCCTTCGTCATTGAGGGCTATGTGGATGAGAAGCGCCAGCGCGTGGTGGAGACTGAGATGGAAGTCCAGCCCGCCAGAGCGACTGACGGAGCTGCTGTTCCCGGCGATCCCACTCCCGGACAGGCGGAGCAGCTGCAGGGCCAGTTCGAGACTGTCATTGCCGATGTGCAGAAGGCCGTCCAGGCGACCGACTCTATCCTGGGCATGACGGTAACGTCGGAGAGTGTCGCGCCAGACGCTGAGGCAGAAGTCGAAAAGGGCACGAACGCAGACGGCAGTCTGAGTCTGCACTTTTCTATCCCTCGCGGTGCAGAAGGCCCCAGAGGTCCCAAGGGCGATGCCTTCGAATACAAAGACTTTACCGCGGAACAACTGGAGGCGCTGCGCGGACCCGAAGGGCCCAGGGGCGAGCAGGGTGTCCCCGGTGAAGCGGGTGCCCCTGGACAGCCAGGCCCTGCAGGCAAGGACGGACAGGCTGGCAGCCCCGGCCCCGCAGGTAAGGACGGTGAGCAAGGCCCTCCCGGTGTCAGCGGCGTGTATGTGGGTTCCGGCGATATGCCGGAGGGCTACAATGTGCAGGTAGACCCCAACGGTGAGGTGCTGGAGATCCCGCCCGCACCCAAGCTGATGACGGCGGAAGAGTTTGATGCCGTGGCCGATTGGGATGCCGTGCTGAGTGAGGGAGAAATCGCTTGGAGGTGTGAGAATGTCACTGCCTAATGGCTACACACAACTGGAATATCTGCGATCCGGCGGAGCACAGTATATCGACACTGGCGTGCTTGCAAACCCGCATCACTCCATTGAAGTTTCGTTTAAACTCACAAGGAACGCTAATGTATGGGACACCGTGTTTGGAACAAGAAATGGAAGCAACAGCAGATTTACAGCAAGATTTAAAAACTTTTATAACGGCACGTTGGGCGTTCAGTATTCTTCTGCGGGTGCCGGTTCGGCTACAATCACAGAAACTTCTTTGACAAAAAATGATTTTGACAGCGCATTTCGTGTTCTTAAGTTTGAAAAAAATGTGGTGTCTGTTGACGGCGTAACTACACATACATTCAGCGCACCGTCCAACACTGTAAGCTACCCGTACTCGCTGTATTTGTTTGCCAACAACAACGCAGGAACAGCGGGAGACTTTGGCTTTTTGCAGATCGCTTACTGCAAGATATGGAACGATGGTGTGCTGATCCGTGACTTTATCCCCGCCCAAAACAGCGAGGGCGTTTTTGGTATGTATGACCTTGTGAATGGTGTATTTTACACCAATCAAGGAAAAGGCGTGTTTCTGTCAAATCTTGCGGACGTATACAAAGGTGTTCCGGCAAGCGAATACACCAAGCTGGAATACATCGAATGTGATGGGGCGCAGTATATCAACACCAATTACTGCGCAACGCCTAACATTCGTGTTGTTACAAATGTAAACGTCCACGATGACCCCGATGCGAACAACTGCATTTACGGCGCAACAGGAGATGCAAAACGATTTGCGATTTCGTTCACATCCAGCGGGGCGTGGCGATTGTACTACGGAGATAAAACGGGTGTAAGTTACGGTGGTGCACAAGAGGGCAAAAACTGTATCGACCATGAGGCTTCGGCCGCCTTTATAAAAAGTGAAGACTACAACCGCGCCCCGTACTGTTCGTCCTTCTCCTTTAGTGGTGACGGAATCTATCCGATGTATATTTTCGCCCACAACAACGCAGGAAACCCCATCACATCCTTTTCCATGAAGTTGTACGATTTCAAGCTGTACGACGCACAGGTTCTTGTCCGCTGGTTTATTCCTGTCAGACGGAAGAGTGATAACGAGGTCGGCCTGTACGATGTGGAAAACGGCGTGTTTTACACCAACCAGGGCACAGGCGCTTTTATCGCTGGCGCAGATTTGCCCGATGATGAGTGGGAAACGGACAGCGTGGGCTTTGGCATGGCCCTTATCGGAGGCGTGGCGATGCCCATCACCGGCGGCATGGCAATGCTGAACGGCACAGCACGGAAGATCACCGAAGGCGTGACCATGCAGGGCGGCGTGGTCAAACGAATTGGAGCATGAAAGGAGTGGTAGCATGAGTGCTATTTTGAGAGTACGAGATGAAAACGGCAACGTGCATGACATCCCTGCTATTGTTGGCCCTCCCGGCCCTCAGGGCCCTCCCGGCCCGGCAGGCAGCGGTGCGGGTGACATGGTGGCTACCATGTACGATCCCCAGAGCAAGCGGACGGACGTATTCGCCTATGCGGACAGCAAAGCATCTGAGGCCGAAAGCAACGCCAACAAGTACACCGACGAGAAGCTCGCTGAGATCTCTGTTCCCGGCGGTGGCGGTGACGCAAGCGACCAGATTGAGGACCACAATACCGATACGACCGCTCATGCGGATATTCGTGCAGCGATCCCTACTGCTGTCAGCCAGCTGGCAAACGACAGCGGCTACCTTACCAAGGAGACCGATCCCACCGTGCCCGCCTGGGCCAAGGCAGCAAGCAAGCCCAGTTATACGGCGAGCGAAGTGGGTGCTGATGCGTCTGGCAGCGCTGCGAAGGCTTTGACCGATGCGAAGGCATATGCCGACCAGAAGCTGTCCACGATTCCCACGCCGGATGTAAGCGGGCAGATTGGCACCCACAACACCGCGGCAGATGCTCATGCAGATATCCGGCAGATCGCGCACAATGCGGCGAGCCTGGCGACCAGCGCAAAGAGCGAGGCCGAGGCTGCGTCCCAGAATGCCGAGTGGGCATACGATGAGGCGATTAGCAAGGCGTCCATCTTCTACTGCTATGAAGACTCCACCGAGCTGTGGGAGATCGACGAGCAGATGGATAACGGCAATATCGTCATTCTGGATCAGTACGGCACCCACATTCCTATGACCTTTGCGGACTATGGCGTGACGTATGTGTTCCGCCTGTTGGACGGAGACCGGGTTATTACTGCGACCGTTGACAGTGATGGCTGGACCGTCCATGAGGAAGAGGCTGGCGGCGTCAACGGCGCAGACGGCAAGGATGCCACCATCAACGGTGTAAATGCGCTGACCATCTCCGCAGGTGACGGCATCGAGGCCACCATGAGCGGCAGCACGCTGAACATCAAGACCAAGAATGTTCCTATTCAGTGCGGTGGTCTCGCCATTGACAGCAACACTACCGAAGAAGATAAGGCCAAAGCCGTTGAAACACTGCTATCGCTTGGCTTGTCCGCTGGGGGAACAAGCGGTCTTAAAATTAAAACTGGTTGGTATTCGGGCAAAAACACTTATGGCGCAGATAATCCGAACACTTTAACTTGCAATTTCAAGCCCCGCTTGTTAATTCTTGTCCCTTACATCAATGCAGGAATGAAAGGTTACAACTATTCACCTATGATTGCAATCAATTCTGGTGGTGCCGGTAATGGTGTTACGGAAATTGGGCCATATGATAATGGTAACGCCGAGGATTATGGCAAGTGGACTGCCAATGCCACAACATGGGGCGAAAATTTTGTTTCATGGTATAGTGACATTAACGCTATAAATCAGAAAAATACTGGAACGTGGTTGTATTTCATCTTAGGTGAATAACGCACGCGGGACACCATGAGCGAACTGAAAGGAGATGGACAGACGATGGAGCGTGAGTTTGAGCACCGCTTGACGGAAGTCGAAGCGCGAAGCAAGAGCAACACCCACCGCCTGGAAGAGGTGGAGAAACGTCAGGATAACCTGGACACGATGGCCGCAGCTGTTTCTGTTCTGGCAGAACGGGAAAAGCGTGTGGAACACGATGTGAAGGAAATCAAGGCTGATGTGAAGACATTGACCGATAAGCCGGCAAAACGATACGACTCCCTGGTGGACAAGGTGATCTGGGCCGTGCTTGCGGCTGTGATCGCCTTCATCCTGGGACGAGTGGGACTGTAAGGAGGTTTTACCATGACAAACGAGATGTTTGTTGCCTATGTGCTGCCTGTGATCGCGGCATTCATTACCGGCATGGCAGGCTACATCGGCACCCAGATCAAGAGACTGTACGAGAAGTACGTCAACAACAAGGTGAAGCAGGACGTTGTCCGCACCTGCGTCAAGGCAGCTGAGCAGCTGTACAACGACCTGGGCGGCCCTGTGAAGCTGGAGAAGGCCAAAGAGGGCGTGCGGCAGATGCTGGAGGAGAAGGGCATCCCCATCTCTGAGCTGGAGCTGAATCTGCTGATCGAGAGTGTGGTGTCCGAGTTCAACTACGGTTTTGCCAAGGTGAGCGAGGTGACCAAGTATGAAGATCAATAAGAACACGGGCTTTAAGACCCATAACACCAGCATCCGTCTGGGCAGCATCCAGTACCTGGTCATCCACTATGTGGGTGGCCTGGGGGATGCAGAGGCCAACGTGAAGTATTACAACCTGCCCACCACCAAGAACGCCAGCGCTGACTTCTTCGTGGGCCACAAGGGCGACATCTGGCAGTACAACCCCGATCCCAAGAAGCGGTACTGCTGGGCTGTGGGCGGCAGTAAGTATTCCAACGGCGGCGGCCTGCTGTTCGGCAAGGCAGCCAACAACAACAGCATCCATATCGAGATGTGCGTGAAGCACAAGGGCGGCAGCATGAATGCCAACAGCCCCGGCTGGTACATCACCGATGAGACCCTGGCAGCTACCATCGAGCTGACCAAGTATCTCATGGATCTGTACGGCATCCCCGCCGACAAGGTCATCCGCCACTTCGACGTGAACGGCAAGCCCTGTCCCGGTGTGGTTGGCTGGAATCCTCTGACCGGCAGCGTGAGCGCCTGGAAGAGTTTCCATGCGGCCATCTCCACCAACGAGCTGACCGAGGCCTGCAAGAAGCTGGCTGCCCGTGGCATCATCGACAGCCCCGCCTACTGGGCAAAGGGCACCGGCTACAGCGATGCCAACACGGTGCAGCTCATTAAGAAGTTTGCCAAAGCTCTGAAGTGAGGAGGTGCGACATGACACCGAACAAAGCAATCGAACACGTTGACAACGTGAAAATCAACGCATACCGAGCCGAGGAGAAGTTCCACTGGCTGAGCGAACTGGACGGCATGGTGAAACGCCTTGTCATGCAGGAAGAGGAGAGCGTGAGCTATTCCTATCCCGAGGATATGGACACGCAGCTGCTGGTGCCTCATCCCTTTGATGG